AGGCGAGCGTGCCGATGATCGACTCAAGGGCTTTAACGACTGGTACGGCGCGAACCTGGACGAGGCTGGAACGCTACTGGTCAAGCGCGCGCTCGGTGTGAATCCTTCACCGTCCGATATCTTTGTTGCGCTCGAAGCTGTATCACAGGCCGGTCGTCAGCCAGCAATCCACAACGTGGATGACACCGTGTCGAGCGCGCCTTCGCTCGCCGAGGTCGATGCCATGTGGAACAAGACCAACGATAAGGGCCAACGCCTGGTCGATATTGATCCAGGCTATCGTAACGAGGTTCGAGCGAAGCGCCGGGCCGTGGTCGGAGAGGGGGATCACAAGGTGATTATCGGCGGCGCGCGTAAGGCGTCATAGCGATCGCCTATTGCAAATGATACACCGATAGGTAGACTCAATACGCCTACCTATCGGACACCTCCAGACGGAGCCCCGTGACGGAAGGCCGGAATAGTCGCCCACGTAGTGCGACAGATTCGGCCCCTTCATCGGCACCCGAATCGAAGAACCAAAAGCGTTTTTCGATCTCCTGGAGGACACATGTCCAAGTTCCTTTCAAGCGTCGCGAACACCGAATTCGACGCTGAAGTCAAGCAAGCTTATCAGGGCAGCGGCAAGCTCCGCGGCACTGTCACGTATCGCAGCGGGGTCACTGGCGATACCTACAAATTCCGTTCCATGGGCAAGGGCATGGCGCAGCAGCGTCCGGCCGCGTCGAGCGACGTCACGCCGATGGACATCTCGCACGCGCAGCAAACCGCAACGCTGACCAACTGGTACGCGCCCGAGTACACCGACATCTTCGACGCCGCCGAAGTAAATTTCGACGAGCAGCGCGAACTCGCCATGGTCATCGCATCGGCTCTCGGCCGGCGTGAGGATCAGCTCATCATCGATGCGATTGACGATGCAACGGGCATCGCTGGCACGGTGAGTGAGGACACGGGCGGCACGAATTCCGGCCTGAACGTAGCGAAGGAGCGCAACGCGAAGCGATTGCTGGACGCCAAGGGCGTCCCTCCCGGCGACCGCTTTCTGATTCACACCGCGGGCCAGCTCGAGGACTTGCTCGGCGAGACGCAAGTCACCAGCAGCGACTACAACACGGTGAAGGCGCTGGTGCAGGGCGATCTCGATACGTTCCTCGGCTTCAAGCACATCCTGATCGAGGACCGTGATGAGGGCGATCTGCCCGATGAGTCCTCGGAGCAGCGCGCCTTCGCCTATCACAAGATGGCCGTCGGCCACGCCTGCGGCATCGACGTGAAACAGGAGACGAACTACATCCCCGAGAAAGTGTCGTGGCTCGCCAACGGCATCCTCAAGTGCGGCTCCGTCGCTCGCGACGCGAACGGCATCGTCGAAATCGAGAACATCGAGTAAGGAGCAGCGAACATGGCATTCGATCGAAGCAGATTGCAGTGCGTAGGCTCCCACGGTGGCAACGGACCGCGCGTTTGGACCTACAAGACGGCGGACACGCACGCCACAGTGGATGCGGCCAGCTACTTCAATGACGCGGGCGACATTCTGCGGCTTGGTGACCTCATCGATGTGCTGGTAGTGACCAACATCGACGCCTCCAACGAGGCCGTGTCGACTTACGGACGACATATCGTGAACGCGCGCAGCGGCCCGACCGCCGGCGCATACACGGTCGATGTCACGAACGTGACGGCGGGCAGCGTCGTCGACTCCGACTGAGTGTTGCCATATTGGCCGGGTGGCTCACGCCCGGCCTTTTCTGGAGGCCGCAGTGACAATCCGAAGATACGAAGTTTCCTCTGGAGAGAAGAAGGGGCGTGCTGCCCCCGTGCGTAGCTTGCCGGGTGGAACAGGTGCTGCGCTCGTGCGAGTTGATATCGAGGCATCGCTCGCAACCGATCGTAACGCCCTCGTGTCTGCACTTGAGCAGATCACGAAGAAGATTGCCGGCGAACGCTGGCCGATGCGTTAGATGGAATGGATCGCCGGTGGCGGCCCCCAGATCAATACCCGAATGGACAGAGCGCCGCGGCGGCACGCTGCTCATCGCCGGTTCGGCGGCGTGCGTGTTCGATGATCTCACATCGGCCAAGGCTCTTCGGCCTCTCGCGCCGGTGCTGGTCATCAACGGTGCGGGCCAGCTGATCGAGAACGCGCAGCACTTGCTGTGTGGTCACGGTGAAAAGGCCCCGTTCTTTATCGAGGCGCGCAATAGACGGTTTCCGAACGCACCTCCGGTATTCATACACGCCTCACGCCGCGGGGGCACCGATCCCAAAGGCGTCACGCACATCTGGGAGAACGTTTCCACCGGTGGCACGTCAGCTTGGAAAGCTGTGCGCATCGGCAAGGGGATGGGCTTTGATGAGTTGATCCTCTGTGGCTGTCCGCTGGACGACAGCGGTTATGCGTCCGGGGAATCGAACGGGATACCACACGCGTGCGCGCGAATCGGTCTTGGCGAGGGCCGCATGTATGACAACTATCGCGCGACATTCAAAAAGCGGGCGAAGCTAGAAGGTCAAGGCGTGTACTCGATGTCTGGTTACTCGCGCGAGCTTTTGGGTGCGCCATGCTGACGATCGCTTGTTTGCTGAAGGCAGGCGGCCCTGATTTCAACGAGAAGCACGTCGCTCGTTTGCGCAAGCAATGCGAGCGCATCCCTCACGAACGATTCGTATGCCTATCTGACGTCGACGTGCCGTGCGAGCGCATCGCGCTGCTGCATAAGTGGCCGCGTTGGTGGGGGCAGTGCGAGCTGTTCAGGCCTGGTCTTTTTTCAGGGCCCGTAATCTACATGGACCTGGATACTACGGTGCTCGCAGATCCTGGAATCAATATCGAGCCGGGCGACTTCTGGTCGCTCAAGTGTCAACGCAAGGGCGTGCCCACGTCAGGGATCATGGGTTGGTGGGGTGACTTCTCAAAGATCTACGAGGCCGCACAGACAACAGACACTGATCCTTACCGGTGGGTTAACGAAGGCATCTTTCCGCATGTGCGGCCGAAACTGCTGCAAGACCATCTGCCGGGCTTCTATAGCTACAAAGATCACGTGCGCGGTAAGCAGCTGCCCGTCGACGCCGCCGTGATCTATTTCCACGGCAAGCCTCGCCCGTGGCGCCTGCCAGATGACGAGCCGCACAAGGCAGTGCTGCAATGAGCTCTCGTGATCAAGAGGTAGAAAAGTACGTCGCTGCGTATCGCAACCGTGAGTATCGGATGGGGCCGACGCGGCGCGTTGACGTCGAGAGGGTATTGCGATCTCTGCCGAAAGGCTCTTTGCTCGATGTCGGAACGGGCCGCGGCGAGACGCTGACGATAGCGACAGCTATCGGTCACGCGCCCGTCAAGGGAACAGAGGTGGTTCCGTACCTTCTCAGGCCCCCGGTGATCGAGTACGCACAGGCGCACGCTCTACCGTTCGGTGATGGCGAGTTCGATCACGTTACTTGCTTCGATGTGCTGGAGCACTTACTTGACGAAGATCTAGTTCCTGCACTGCGTGAGTTCCAGCGCGTTGCGAGGGGCACGGTAACCGTATCTGCCGCCGTCAAATCTCACGTGTATCAGGGCGTTGAATTACATCCGAGCGCCCGCTCATTTGAGGCGTGGCACGAGCTGATCGTCATGACGTGGGGCGGAGGATTCCGCAACGGCAACGCCGGCAAATACTCGGGGCTGTGGCAGCTCATAAAGGAGCCGACCCGTGCCGATTGAAACACCCACGAAAATCAAACTCATTTCCGATGCGCTCGTACTCCTCGGGGAGAAGCCGGCGTCCTCGCTGACAGAGAATCGCTTCGGCGTCACGGTGGGGGCGAATCTGTTCGAGCGCATCTACGAGAACGAACTGCAGAGCAACCGCTGGCGGTTTGCGATCACGAAGGGCGCTCTGTCGAGGCTCGTTGCGGAGCCACTGAACGAGTGGACGTATGCCTATCAACTGCCATCCGCAATGCTGCTGCCGATCGGCGTGTATCCATCCGTTCGATACGAGATCTATGCGGACCACCTGTATGCCAACGCATCTAGCATAGAGATGGACTACATGTTCAAGCCGGAGGTTTCTGAGCTACCGGCATACTTCTCGATGCTCCTAACCTATGCGCTGGCTCGCGACATGGTGAAGTCCATCACGGAGAGTGACAACGGCGTACAGATATTTCAGCAGAAGTACGTCATGCAGCGCGATCGGGCGATGTTCTCCGATGCGCAGGGAAGGCCGAACAAACCGATTACTCACTCGCCATTCACCGCCGTGCGGTAATGCCGAAGACCCACTATCTGCAGACGTCTTTCGTAGCCGGCGTGCTGGATCCGCGCCTGTCTGCACGTACTGACATTCGGCAGTACTACCAGGGTATGAGCATCGGAGAAAACGTAGTGCCGGTGCCGCTGGGCGGGGCAAAGCGAAGGCCGGGGCTAAAGTATGTCGGTAGCTTGCCGTACATGCATGTGGCGCTACAGGCGGCGGCGACCGCCACTGCGGCGAACGGCGGGACTGCCAATAACGCGCGAGATGATGATCTGGATACCGTTCTCACAACGACGACCAACATCTCTACCGTCAATCCGTATGTGGTCGTTCACTACGACTTAGGCTCTGCGCTTTCGATCACGTCATGGGATGTGGTGGACATCTCTCTCACGTCCGGAGAATCGGTGCAGTTCCAGGTGCAGTCATCGACCGATGACGCCTTATGGTCGTCGAATGGCGCGCTGCCGATCGTTGATACTTCTGTTCGGAGTTACCGGGTGCGCTCATCGACTCCGATAAGTGCTCGCTACTGGCGCGTTGTACGCATCGGCGCAACCGATCTGGGTACCGCCAAAGCCGAGCTCGGTGACTTTCTCCTGTGGGCCGAGAACACCTCCATATCGGCTGTGCGAATGATGCCGTTCGCTGTCAGCACAGATGAAGCCTACATAGTCACATTGACCGACCGCAGCATTCAGGTATTCGACGCCGAGGGCGATTCGCTCGATTCGAACTTACCTTCACCGTTCGGGACTGCTGATCTGGCATATGTCGACTTCGCGCAATCCGCCTCAGCAATGGTGCTTGTGCACGAGGACTACGAGCCGCGTGCGTTGGTACGAGATCAGGTGAACGGTACCTGGTCGATCGAGCGCATCAACTTCTCAAACATCCCAGACTTCGACTTCGCAGACGGTGATTCCCCATCATTCACCGACGACATTCAGGTGATCACGTTCGCGACCTTTGTTGAGGGGAATACCTTCCAGCTGGAGCTCGGCGGCGCGCGAAGTGGTCCGATCACGTATCAAGGAACAGCATCGGCGGACAACATATCCGCAACCGAGGAGAACATTCGACGCGCTGTGCAGCAGCTGTATACGGTTGGCCTGTCAGGGGTATTCGTCGACTACGACGCTAGCAGTGGTGTGTGGGTAATCACGCTGTCTGAGGACTCGGCCGACAATCATCCTTTGATTGTCGGTACGCCACTGACTGCAGCAAGCGGCGCTGCGATAGTTGCCGAAAAAATCCAGGATGGAACGCCTCGTCGTGAGGCCGTATGGTCCGCCACCAGGGGGTGGCCGAGAACCGTGACGTTCCACGAGGGGCGCTTGTGGTTCGGCGGATCTCGGGCATTGCCGCAGTCGGCATTCGGCTCGGTTGTGAACGACTTCTTCAACTTCGATACCGGCGCCGCACTGGATGACGACGCCGTCTTTATCACTCTCAATTCGGCACAACTGAACAAGATCAATGCCCTGTTCTCAGGGCGTGATTTGCAGCTGTTCACCTCGGGCGGAGAGTTTCGTTTCCTGGTATCTCCGATCACGCCAGCCAATGCGGCGCCCAAGAATCAAACCCAGTACGGCGCAGCGCAGATCAAGCCGGTGTCGACAGATGGATCTACGGTATTCGTGCAGAAGACACGCAAGGTGTTGCGCGATTTCCTATTTCGCTATGAAGAGGACGCGTACAGCTCGGTTCCTATCTCAGCGTTATCAGCCCACCTACTCGCAGGTGTCACTGACATAGCTTCCTGGCAAGGCGACGGTGATGACGATGCCAATCTCGTCATGCTAGTGAATGCTGATGGCACACTCGCGGTGCACGTAACACTGCGCTCGCAGGAGATCGCCGCATGGACGGCGTGGTCCACGACTGGAACCATCAAGGCGGTATGTGTTGCAGAAAGCTCGCGCTACGTTGCCGTGTTGCGTTCGATAAATGGCGCGGATGTGCTGTATGCCGAGCGATTCGATGAGGATCATCGCTTGGATGCATCCAGAGTTGGCACGTTCAATCCTCCGGGGCAAAGCACGGTCACGAGCATTGCGCACCTCAACGGCGAGGATTGCCGCGCACGGGCTGGAAACATCGTATTAGATAATGCGACGCCAGTTGCGGGGAGCGCCTCGCTGACGGCAGATGGCTCGGCATATCTGGCGACAGCCA